AATCTCCCATAATGATTCCCAATATTCATCACCTTGGTATTGTTCTCGTTGAAACGTTACCAAGTTCCCTTTTTCATGGAATTTTAATTCACCTTTAGCGTATTGCTTAACGTGAACCATTTCATGGGCAAGACATTGTAGAACACGCTTGCCAAGTTTATTCCATTCCAAATTTATTACAAACTGCTTATTGCTTGGCATTCCTAGAACATCATCTTTAGGAAACGCTTCACCAAGTATTTTGTTTTTCGTATAAAAATCTTTTATGACGTTTACATTGATTTCTAATGTATTTGATAACCTATCAGTCATCAAACGACTTGCATAAAAATGCGTAGCCATCTTCAGAATTTTTCGTTCTTTTGGTGTTAATACGACACCTTTTGACCTTAGATTAAGTTTCATATCTTTTTCCTATCTTATGTCTATTGTAACACCATTTATGGTATCCTGTCAACATATATTTAGTGAAAAGACTGGTATTTCACAATATGAAATTAAACCTTTAGATTGCCAAAATCTCGGTTTTTCTGCATTCTTTTGCCAAACCCAGACTTATCGAACACTGGTTTATCGTCTTCAATCTGTCCACTGTCTGAAATGTTAGTCTGCGCTGACTCTTCTGCATCATACAGTTTCATTTTTGCTCTGTCAACGCCAATCACAAACCGCTTGTTTGTTGTCGGATCGCTATATCGATTCTTCAACTGCTTGACCATAATCTGATTCAAGTCTGCAAGTTCTTCGGTTGAAATCAAAGCAAACATCAAGTCTGCTGTAGCTGGCAGACCAAACGATTCTGAAGTATCTTCAAGTCCAACGTCAGAGTTTGTATAACCACTTCTCGTTGTTTGTGTAGCTGACACGACAGGTACTTTGTGTTCAACTGCAAGACCACGCAATTCTTCTGCAATAGCTTTGATGTATGTGTAAGAGTTAATAGAAGAACCCATCTTCATACGTGCGGAAGAACAAATGTTCAGATAGTCAATGTAGATGATATCGGGAATGAATTGACGTTTTAATTTCAACTCATTCAACAAATGATTGAAGTGATTTACGTTTGCACTAGCGGTTGGATATTCTTTGATGATTAGTTTGCCTTTAGTCTTCTCACGTAGAGTTTCAACTTTCTTCAAGTATGTTTCTTTGGGCATACCAATCAGTCTGTCAAGTTCAACGTTCATCAAGTTAGCATCGATGCGTTCTGCAATACGTTCTTCAGCCATTTCCATTGTAATGTAGAGAACGTTCTTACCCATCGTTAGATTGGCTGCCGCACAATGACACATGAACAAAGATTTACCAACACCAGTACCAGCAAGAACAATGTTCAGAGATTTTTCTGCAAGTCCACCTTTAGTGATTCTATTCAGATAGTCGAGGTCGAATGGGATTCGTCTTTCAACTTTATGATAGAAGTCGTATCGTGTTTCTGCGTCATCAATAAAATCGTGACCAATGTGATTATCAAAAGAAACTGAAAGCGCATCTGCTAGAATTTTAGGGATTGAACCCTTATCAAGTTTTTCTGTATTGTTCTTGTTCTTGTCATCAAGAATCTGAATACTCTGCATGATGCCATTGTAGATAGCTTTTTCTTGGCAGAAATCTTCTGTTGCATCAATCAACCATTTAGTGTCTGACACTTCAGGATCGATTGTAATTGATTTGACAAGTGCAACAGTTTTCTTGTGCTGGTCATCTGTTAAGTTTACTCTCTTATCAATCTCAATGACCAACGCTTCTTTCGTTGGCATTGTATTGTACTTGTTTACATAAGTTTGAATTTCATCGAACAAAAGTTTTTCTGACGATTCTTGAAAATATTCACCTTTAATAAATGGTAATGTTTTTCGTGTATACTCTTCATCCAGTAATAGGTGTTTGAGTATTTTTTGTTCCAAGTTCATTCTTATACCTTTTCTCTGCTTCATCTAATGCGTGTTTCAGCAAGTCATTTAAAACCTCACCGAGATATGATTCAAATACATCATTACCTTTGAGTTCTTTATGTTCTTCACTTATTATATCATAGTTGAAGCCAATTGAATAGGTTCCGTCAGGGTTTTCTTCTTCGGCAAAGTTAATTTCGCCAAAATGAAATACTACGTCTTTAAAATCACCAGCAGTAATTTTGATTGTTGCGACAACATCTTTATCTTTGTATCTGATATCGCTTTCAGCAATTTCGTAAGTCTCTTCAATCTTCATTGACTAACTCCAACTCTTCCTCATCAGCAACTCCCTCAACGCCATCTTGTCCGTACAAGAATTCTTTCTTACATGCTTCGTCAATCAATGCTAAGATATCAGGTGTGAAATACTTCTCTGGCTCTTCGTTGATGTTCTTACCAAAAACTTTAGTGCCATTGGCAAGTTCATATCGTGTAGAAACTTTCTTGATGATGCCATACTTCTCTGCAATTTCAAGCAAGCCAAAGTATCTGTCAAGCCCTGTGCTGTATGTGATCTTCACTTCAACTTGAGAGTTTTCTTTCGTCAAACGTGACTTCTGCAACTTGCAACGAACGATGTTACCAATAACAGCAGTACCATCTTTATCTTTACGCTTAGACAAGTAAACGATTGTAGATGCTGTGTACTTCAAGCCAGAACCACCAGACATTTCTTTAGTTGGAATGTATGCACCGACAACATCGTAAACGTGATTCGTTACAAGCAAAGGCACACCAATCTTAGCAAGTTTCAAATTCAATACACGGAATGTAGCTTTGAGAATTTGACTTTTAGTCATGTCTTTTGTTTCTTTACCTTCAGCAGTATCTTCCATTTCTTTAGTAGAAGACAACTGACCAAGAGAATCAAGAACCATAATCATTGGCTTGCGTTTAGCTTCTGGTTGTGCTTGATACTTCTCAATGATTTGCAATGCAGTATGACGAAACTTTTGAATCGTATCTGGTTCGGAGATTACGACACGCTTAGTGTCAACACCTCGGGACTCCATCATTTGTTTTGTGACTGCGGCTTCTGTATCAAAGTAGATAACACCGCCTTCAGGATTTGCATCAAGGAATTGTTTGACAATGCCAAGCACAAAGAATGTTTTGCCAGTTGATGATTCACCAGCGAATGCAGTCACTTTGTTGTTAGGTACACCGCCATAGATGCTACCCGATAGAACAGCATTCAATGCATACGAACCTGTGTCAATGCAACCACTATACTCAGCAGATGCACCACCGTCAGATAAAATCTTTGTGTCTTCATCTTTTAATTGGTCAACTAAATCTGTAAAAAAATTGCTCATTGTGTTTTTCCTTCATAATATTTGTTTAATAACTTTGGCGAATGTTGTTCATACTCAGTAACATCAGGTTCGCTTTTCTTCTGCACCTCTAACTCATAGGTACGCTTACGGAGTTCCGATGTGCTATAACTATGATTTCTTACATGATAGTATAACTCAATTCCGTTCTCAATGCAATATTGTTTGCCAGTAAAGTCTTTGTTTTTGTATTCTTCACCGAGAAATCTGATATGCATTGTCTGCGTCATAATGAGATTAGCTAAATCTTCTTCTGTATGGTAGACAAGAATTTCGTCTACGTATTTACATGCTTGTAACTGAACATATCGTTCATACACCGATTGTACAGGTTTATTCTTTGTGCTAGGTCTATCTACAGTAGGATCAACTTGCAACGCAACGATCAAATAGTCACACAACTTTTTTTCCATCTTTAGCATCGTCACATGACCAGCATGAAATAAATCAAATGACGAACAATTAAAACCAATTTTCATAATGTAACTTTCATTTATTCTCTTGTTAGAGTAAGCACCTTGTCGATTTGTTCTTGAATCTTTGCAGTACGATTAGGCCAGTAGATATATTCTTTCTCTGGATTCTTCATCAAGTTGACCAACAATGGCATAATCAATTGCTCTAATGTTTTAAGATTTGCTTTTACTTCAGCTTCCATTGCAACACGGTCTGCTTCTAGCCCTAGTTTACCATCATTGTATAGTGAAAGCATTTGGTCTAGTTTATCTTCTACCCTCTGTAAAGATTCTGATGATTGTGTGATAGTCTCACGTACAATGATTGTTTCTTCTAGTGTGCTTGGGTCAACTGTTCTATTGACTTCTGATTCATCAATTGCACTAAAGCCAAAATCATCTTCTTGTCTGAATGCAAGATACTCTTGCGGTATTTTTCTTGTTGTCATGTGAAAAAACTCTCCAATGAAGAAACACGTTCAGTTCTCCAACCAATTGTGTTTACGATTGTTTTTAATGGATCAAGATATGCTTTATCAAACTGCGTATCGTAGTCGATATATTTCTCTACGCCAAACTCTTTTGGTAAGACTGTGAGAATAGAAAACACATTTTCTTGAACGGGATTTGGAACTTTCATGTAACAGAATTTAGTCTTATCGCCATCCTGAATAAGTTGATACTTCTTAGTCAGTTTATACTTTTTCAGAAACGCATTAAACATTATCGCACCACGCACATGCATAGGTGTGCCCTTTGAATATAGTTCCGAACTACTCACGTATTTAGATAGTTCACTAACGCCTCGTGGAAATGCAATGTCTTCAAATGGAAGAGTTTTAAATTCTTGTTTGAATGCTTCAACGAAAGATTGAAAGTCTGCTTCATTACCATTCATCACAATCTTCAGAGACTCTTTAATTTTATCACGACAAGACATTGGTGTGGAAGACTTGACAGCTTCAATACCCATCATCTTTAGTTTTGGTTCTGCAAAACGAACACCTTCAGAATCATACACGTTTAGAATGTAACGCTTCTTTGCAGTCCAGATACCTTTGTTGGCAATCACTTCACGCTTCATCTGCATTTTCTGCTCAAATGAATTCATGTAGTCTGCTAGTTCTTGGTATGACTTGTCGATGAATGGTTCAAATTTTTCGGTACACGCTTTGTCAACGAAATCAACAATCGTTTCAATTTTCGTTTCACCTTTCGATCCGTAGACCATATGT